TGACATAGCCATTAACAGTAAAGGTTTCAGGCTCGTCATCCTCATATTGAGAAGTGATTGTAATATCAACAGCTCCAAACTCATGACCTATCTTTTGTAAGATCTTAATCTTTGTCACATTGTGACCACTTAACTTAAAATTACTCATAACTTAACTCCGTAGTATTATAAGAAAGCTTAACTTGTTTGTTTCCTTCTTATATTATAAATATACACGACCTAGCTAAGACTTACACATTTAATTTGATTACACATGACCGTAGGGGTGGGATTGCGTTTTCGGGTGGAGTATAGGGGTAACTAGGTGGATTCCTGAATCAACTTTGAACTATCTAGACCCCCCACCCCCTATATATGACGGGAGGGGTAACTTATATGGTTATCTATTACAAGCATTGATAAATTCATTCAAATGTATTATTGTTCCGGTATGAACTTTGAATCTTTACCTAAAGAAGTGTTACAGGAAGTCCTGTTACTGGAACAACAGCATAAGCGACTTGAAACTCGTGACATTGCTCAAACTAAATTCCTAGCCTACGCCAAGCATGTATATGAGGGTTTCATTGAAGGTGAACATCACAGGGTCATTGCTGAAAAGCTCGAGGACATTGCATCGGGTAACTTGAAGCGTTTGATCATCAACATGCCTCCTAGACACTCGAAATCAGAATTAGCCTCATATTTAATGCCTTCGTGGTTCTTAGGAAGGAATCCAAAATTAAAAATCATACAGGCTACCATGAACACGGAACTTGCTGTAAGGTTTGGTAGGAAGGTCCGAGATCTCATTGCCGATCCCATATATGCTGAGATCTTCCCCAAAACGGACTTGAAACCGGATAGCCAAGCTGCAGGTCGTTGGGAGACTAGTGCTGGTGGGGAATATTTTGCAGCCGGGGTGGGTGCTGCAATGACTGGTCGTGGAGCCGATTTGTTGATCATTGATGATCCGCACTCGGAACAAGATGCATTGTCCACGGTTGCTTATGATAATACATATGAGTGGTACACATCTGGACCGAGGCAGAGATTGCAACCGGGGGGTACCATTATCATTGTACAAACCAGATGGTCTAAGAAAGATCTGACGGGGCGTTTAGTTCAAAATATGGCAATGGACAGTATGGCAGATCAATGGGAGGTAATTGAATTTCCAGCGATACTTCCAAATGATAAAGCTTTATGGCCCGAGTTTTGGGACGTGGACGAATTATTAAAGGTCAAGGCATCACTGTCCCCGGTCAAGTGGAATGCACAGTGGCAACAAAATCCTACGTCAGAAGCTGTTGCGATGATAAAAAGGGATTGGTGGCAACCGTGGGAAAGAGAGGATATCCCTAAACTGGATTATATAATTCAATCGTATGATACGGCTTACAGTAAAAAAGAGACTGCCGATTATTCCGCTATAACAACGTGGGGTGTATTTGAACCAAAGGAAGATGGCGATCAGCATATTATAATGTTGGATGCGATGAAGGGTCGTTGGAATTTTCCAGAGTTAAAGGAAATTGCTATAGAGCAAAATGAATATTGGGAACCTGATATGATTTTGATTGAGGCGAAAGCGTCTGGTCAACCATTGGCTGATGAACTTAGAAAAGTAAATTTGCCTGTTACTACGTTTAGTCCTGGTAGACGAAAGGGTGGGGGTGGTGTAGATAAGACAATGAGGATGCATATTGTATCTCCTATATTCGAGTCGGGAAAAGTGTGGTATCCTGAAGATGAAGGATTTGCGGAAGACGTTATAGAAGAAGTTGCTTCTTTTCCTTTTGGCGATCATGATGACTATTGTGATAGTATGACAATGGCAGTTATGCGTTTTAGGCAAGGTGGGTTTATAGATTTAAAAGGTGAGGAAATTCCAGAAGATTGGTATCCTCGTAGGGCAAGAGAATACTACTAGGAGAATAAAATGAGCGAAAAAGACAAAAAATTTAAAGCAGCTGTTAAAAAACAAAATGAAACAAAAGGTTTAGGTGGTACCAAAACCGATGTAAACCAAGCTATAGAAGAAAAAAATAGAAAAAACCCAAGAAGAATTAAAGCAAGTGATGTTGTTACTGCCGGAAGTACACTTATTCCTGTTGGAGGAGTAGCTATTAAAGCTGGTTCAAAAATTCTTCCTAAAGTAATAAAAACAGCTAAAGAGCTACTTAAAAAAACAGGTAAAACAACAAAAGATATAGCTGTATCTACTGTGAAAAAAGCAAAGCTTCAGCCAAAAAGAGGTAAAGAATATAGACTAACAAAAGATAAAAAAACTAATAAAACTGGATTGTCGGGTATTAGCAATAGATCCACTAGTATAGGCAAAGGAATTAGGGGTACCGGGAAAACTGGAACAGGTGCCTTGGCATTAACTTTAGTGGGGGGTAACAGACCAAAAGATAAAAAAGTATCTGTCCCTGTTCCAAAGAGTAAACCTCCTATTCCAAAAAGTAGACCAAAAAACTTAAAAACTTCAAAAAAACTTTATATGAGAGAGGGATCTGGACTTCGTAAAGATGATGGTAAAAGAGGAAAAGATTCAAAGGTAGAGTTTAAAACTGAAGTTATTAAAAGAAAAAAATAATGGCTAAGAAAAAACCCATAAAAAAAATTAAGGGTAAAAGCGTTACCAACCGATTTTCGGATCGTATGCTTCCTACAAAAAGTAAAAAAACAAGGATCACATAATGGCGATAGAACCTAGACAAATAGCAGGTATGGTAGAAGGCTCAATGGGGGCGGGTGGTCAAATGATGCCTGAAGAAGATAGTCTCCAGGTCGAAGTACCGGGCACCGAGGAACAATTACCTGACGGCATAGAACTTTTGGACGAAGAAGCTGTTGAAGTTGACGCAGAACCTTATGATCATGCAGCCAACTTAGCCGAGGTTTTAGATGATGATGTACTTGGTTCTCTGTCCTCGGATCTTCAAGCTAAATTTCGTGAAGATTTAGAGTCTAGGGAAGATTGGGAAGAAGCTATATCAAAAGGATTAGGGTTACTAGGAATAAACTACGAGGATCGAAGTGAACCTTTTTTAGGTGCCAGTGGTGTAACCCACCCATTACTTTCTGAAGCTGTTACGCAGTTTCAATCGCAATCATATAAAGAGATGTTACCAAGTGGTGGGCCAGTAAAAGCTCAAGTTCTTGGAACACCTACGCAAGAGACTGAAGCACAGGCTCAACGTGTAGAAGATTTCATGAATTATCAGATTACTGAGATCATGGAAGAGTATGATCCTGATACGGATCAAATGTTATTTTATCTGCCCTTAACTGGTTCTACCTTTAAGAAAGTATATTTTGACGAGACTAAGCAAAGGGCAGTTTCTAAATTTGTACCAGCCGAGGATATGGTTGTTCCGTATTCGGCTTCTGACCTAAGAACGGCAGAGAGGGTTACGCATGTTGTTAGAATGACATATAATGACATTCGTAAACTACAAGTAGCAGGAGTGTATAAAGATGTTGAATTATCTGAGTCGGGCGATGGAGAAAGCGAAGGAGCTATCAAAGAACGTGCTGATGAGTTGTTGGGACTACGTCCGAACTATTCTGATGACTCTTATACCTTATTGGAATGCCATATGGATTTGGATCTGGAAGGTTTTGAAGACACGGATATGGAGGGGAATCCTTCGGGTATTATGTTGCCTTATATTGTCACCCTTGATCAGAGTTCTGGAAAAGTGTTATCTATTTCTAGAAACTTTAGAGAAGAAGACCCATTAAGAAGAAAGAGACAGTATTTTACGCATTTCAAATTTTTACCAGGGTTTGGTTTTTATGGTTTTGGATTGTTACACACCATCGGGGGTTTGTCCCGTGCAGCGACTTCTATACTAAGGCAGTTGATTGATGCGGGTACGCTCTCTAATCTTCCGGCTGGTTTTAAGGCTCGTGGTGTTCGCATTCGTAATGATGATGAGCCTCTTAATCCTGGTGAGTTTAGGGATATCGATGTACCGGGTGGAGACCTCAAGAATTCTATTATACCCCTCCCATACAAAGAGCCATCAGCTACATTAGCACAGCTTTTAGGTGTGGTTGTTGATTCTGGTAGACGTTTTGCACAGGTTGCAGATGCAAAAGTAGCCGATATGAACTCAAATGCACCTGTTGGAACGACTGTTGCACTGATTGAACAGGGCTCTAAGATCATTTCTGCCATACATAAGCGTCTACATTACGCTCAAAAGCAGGAATTTCGTATGTTAGCGGAGATTTTTAGTGAAAACCCAGTTCCATACCCTTATTTTGTTGGAAATGTGCCTCCAGAGACCATGCAGAAGGATTTTGATGGTCGTGTGGACATACTTCCAGTATCAGACCCTAATATTTTCTCTATGGCACAACGATTATCGCTTGCACAGACTCAATTACAGCTTGCACAAGCCGCACCAGAGATTCATAACATCCATGAAGCGTATAGAAGGATGTATGATGCGTTAGATATTAAAAATATTGATGCAATTTTACCACAGCCTCCACAACCACAGCCTATGGATCCAGCAACCGAGAACGGAAGTGCTTTAAAAGGTATGCCATTACAAGTGTTTCAAGCTCAAGATCATGAGGCACACGTTAGAGCACATATTGCCTTTTTATCAACACCAGCTGGTCAAGTAAATCCACAGACGTTCATTATGTTGCAATCTCATACACAAGAACATATTGGTATGATGGCTAGAGATCAGGTAACAAAATTCTTTCAAGAATCAATGAAAGCAGCTCAAATGTCTGGTCAGCCTGTGCCACCTATGGATCCAGCCGCAGTCGATGCTGCAATAGCTCAACAAGTTGGAGAGATACTAAAAGAAGTAATGCCTTCGCTACAGCCACAGCAACAAGAAGATCCTTTGGTTGAGATTAGAAAGAAAGAGCTAGAGAACGATACAGCTGAATTAGAGCGTAAAACAAATAATGATCAGATGAACTTTGAAATTGATCAATCTAAGTTACAACAGACTTATCAATTAGCTCAAGAACGACAACAGTTACAAGAAAGCATTGCTGACGATAGAAACGATGTTAACTTATATCGTATCAATACGGCAGCAGCTTCAAAGGCTGCAAATAACGTGAGGACTAACAAAGACAAATAAGCTATGATATAATCTGGGAATGGATCCAGTAACTATATCAATAGCCGTAGGTGTTGCAAGCAAAGCATTCTCTGCAATTAAGAGTGGCTTCGCTGTTGGTCGTGATTTAGAACAAATGTCTGGTGACTTAACTAGGTGGATGGGAGCCTCATCAGATATAGATAACGCTGAAAAACAAGCAAAGAATCCAGGAATATTTGGTAAAGTCTTTGGTGCAGGAAGCATTGAAGCCACAGCACTACAGGCTTATTCGGCTAAGAAAAAATTAGAAGAACAACGCTATGAGTTAAAGATGTTTTTAAATTTAACCATAGGACCTAACGCTTATGATGAATTACTTCAAATGGAAGGAGAGATTAGGAAAGAGCGTCAACGAACCATATATAAGCAGCAAGCGTTGAGAAAACAAATTGCAGAAGTAATTGGTTGGTTTCTTTTGTTCTTAGTTATAATTGGTTTCTTTACAGTGTTGACCTCTATTTGGATTAAGAGAGCTGAAGCAAAAGATTACACTAAACAGCAAAAAATATGGCAAGGTAAAATAATTGAGCCCGTCTACACCACTTGCCGATTAAAAACGAGGAAAGTGTTTAAAGATAAGATGGCTTGTATTTACGTTGGGGCTCAAAAAACATATGAGTTAGAATTTGCTGATATTAGGGTGGGATGCCCGAAGCAGTATCGCTGTGTGGTCAATAAGAACTCAAAGATCCCCTCGATTGATTCGGTGATGGAAAGTTTGCGAAGTATTGCTAAATGAACGAATCGATCTATGAGAACGGCGAGTACAAATTAAAAGTAAGCTCCAATGCCAAAGGAACTGTATACCGCAATGATAAACTATTGTTTACCGGAGACAGTAGACTAGCCATAAACCTTTTTTGTAGCAACTGCTCTAATGAAGATTTAAGAATTAAATTAAAAAAATACAAATATGTTAATATATGGGATTGACTTCTTCTTGGCCGGAGAATAGTATCAAAATATCTTAATGTACTCCTATTCCTTAAGATGACATTGCAAAACCCTAAAATCCGCTAGGCTATCCCTAGCGGATTTTTTTGTGCTTGACATCGTATGCGATAAATCCTACTTATTATATGTGCGGATTGTTTAGCAAGTTCAGGACTGTGTATTAATCTCAGTATTACTCTTAGTGACGCAACCTCAAAACAATCTGCACACGAACTTTAACAAAGACTTGGAGGTCCAATGACAAAGAAACCAGAATGGCAAATAGAAAGAGATAAGCAAAGAAAGCTTAGACAAAAAGGTCTACAAACCCTTACTCTCGAACAAATACAAGCGGTTCACGCTACTTACGAAGCTTTAAATAGCACTATACTCAGCATAAGAGATCTAAACGATATTATGTTATCTGATATTAAAGCTTTGGATGAGGCTTGCTGTGATTTACACCAACAATTTAATTTGGGAGACGATTGATGGAAAATCCCGTAGAGAAAAAGAGATCTAATTATTTATCTCATTTTCAAGATGGTGTAACAGACGCTTATCATAAAAAAAATATGAACGATAAACAAAAGTCCTCTGCCTATTATCGGCGCGGGTATAA